TAGCCCTGCCCCGTCTGCCGACCTGCCGGGGGGGGTCTGGGTCCTCGAAAATCCAGGCCTGCAACCTGGGTAAGGTTGCGCTCCCCTTTGCAAAGTCACTGTTTCCAATGGGTTCCAGTCCATCATCAAGCTCATGTTCCTCATTTGTTCCTGATTTCTTGATCTTTTGGCCTTAAATTGAACGCATGCGCCCGGAGTTGCGGAAGAAAAGACTCTCTCCGCCCTCATTCCCCCAATACTTTCTCTCAGCCCGTTCCCATACCCATTCAGGAACGTGGTATTCATTCAGGTATTTGAGGCCGTGGAGATACTTATCAAACGGATCTCTGTGGTTGGTTTCCTCGATCTCCTGAGAAGTTGGTGGCCTGCTAGTTCTCTTTAATTCCTTCAAGCTCTTTCAATTCCTTTTTCTTCTCTTTTATCTGATCCCTAATTGTCTCCAGATCCTTAACATCGTGAAGTTTGGCCTCCATTCTGTTTGCAAGAATTTGTGCTTCCTCAATCAACGATGGCATAACGGAGAAATTTAGGGTTTCCGTGCATTTCCTCATCTCTTCAAAGACAGTGCATATGTATCTATTTAAACCAATATGTTCTCTGCTCATCTTTTCTCCTCATGCTCGATGGTCTCCCCTTGATCAGGAATCTGTTTCATCCTCTGTGCTAAGTCTGCATGGGCTTCCAGGTGGAGTGTGTGAATCGATTGGATCTTGACATCATGCTGGGTCCGTTCTCCGTAGACCTGAGGATTTTGTCGGGATGCTAACCATTTCCGGGCATCGAGAGAGACCTTGGCTGCTTGAGGTTCGATGATGCCTGACTCCACTCGGTCTGCGATTTGGTTGATCTGGGTCTCTTGCCATGCTGCTTGTGCATGTCGGGCCTGTTCGTATTTCTGGTTTCTTATGGGATCCTTGGTGATATTTTCATGCAGGGTCCGGTAAGGGATCTGGGCACCTGCTGCGAGTGCCGGTAGATTCACACCTTCGGCAATCTGTTCGAAGATATGATCCCAGAACTTTTCGTCTTTCATGAGTTTGGTGGCCCGTTCTCTACGGGCACGTTTAATGGGTGATGCTGCCACAGTCGATCTCGGTGAGGTGTTTGATGGATTCAATGGCTTTGATGGCTTCGTCTAAGGACCTGATGAGGAAGTAGAACCCTCCTGCTTTTTTGATGCACTGCTCGAAGGTTTTCTGCTCGGTGGACTGTCGGCCTTTTTTGGGTTGTTTAATTTCGAGTCCGACGAATCTGCCCTTGATGATGACAATGATGTCCGGGAGTCCAGGGCATGGGTTTGGAGTGAAGAAGGTTTTTCCTTTGAGTGGGTTTCCTCTGACGATGGGGCCTGTGTACATCCTCCAGGAGAACATCTGGTCCTTGGGTTGGATGGACAACCAGTCGAGGATTTGATTTTGGATCTGGGATTCCTTCATCAGGTCTTTTGATGGATTGGTGCATTGGCGTAGTAACCTGCATAGGGCAGGAGTCTAATGCTAAGATCCCATGTGTATTTCAGGGGAAGGATCATGATGATCCAGTAGCAAATAAATCCGATGGTCATGTTGATTTTGTGTTTCATGCTGCCTGTCTCCAATTGTTTTCCTTGTCGAAGGAGATCATCATCCCTGCCTGGTCAAAGAGCCTGTCGGTGATGGATCTTCCGTAGAGTCTTTCGATCTGGTCACGAAATAGGTTTGTGGTGATCAATGTCGGCAGATGGTTGGTGTGCCGTCCTGAAACAATCTCGAAGAGGTTCTCTGCTTCGTAGTCAGAGGCCTTCTGTTTCCGGTCCATGCCTAGCTCATCAATAATCAGCAAGGGTGCTTTGGTGACTCGGTTGAGGAGATCATACTGGCCTTCTTTTTCAGAGGACCTGACGGAGGTTCTCATCCGGGCAAGGAACTTATGCCATCTGATCAGTCTGGGGTCCTTCCGTTGCAGTTTGGCTTCTCTGCCGATGGCACAGGCCAGCGCAGTCTTCCCGGTTCCTGGAGGTCCGTAGATGGTGAGATTTTTGCGCCTTTCGGTGAACTGGTGGAGGGCATGGTTCATGGGGATTCGGCCTCCCTGCCACTTGAAGGGCTTGAGGGAATCGAGGGTGATGTCTTTGAATCCGTATAGATCGGCATTAGCCAGTTGGTTCTTCCACTGGTCGAGAAGTGCATCCTCAGAGGGTTGGATGTGGACGTATTGGTTGCCGTCTTTAAGTTGCCAGGTCAGTTCGTTTCCTTCCTGGTCGGTTTCCTTGTATTCGGCCTCGATGAATCCGGTGATGGGTTCACCTTGGTTCCACCATTTGCTGAAGGCTTCTTTGCCTTTCTCGGAGCAATTGGGGAGGATCCGTTCAGTGAGGATCTTCATCATCTTGGCATCATATTCCCGGTCCTTTGCAGGTATTCGTTCAGTTGGCATAGGGTGATCCTTCCATCTTCAGTGAGTCTTCGTAGTCTTTGAGCAGGTCGGTTTCGGGTCCGTAGTGTTCGGAGGCAGGTTTCCATCCGTGTTCTTCTGCGGAAAACTGGCCTTCCTTCACCACATCATGCGGAGGCTGCTGAAGTTCTTTGATGTACTCGTGCTTTTTAAGGAACCTCTCGGCATGTTTGTTGTTGGTGCCGTCTCTTCTGAGGATCATGAAATAGTGCCGGGTGGCCAGGTTTACCTCATCGAGGGTAAACTTTTTCCTCAGTTTGATGTATTGGGCTTTTGCGTTTGCTTTGGAACCTGGATCTATTTTTGAAATGCTTCGATATTTCTCCCACCATCCTTCGGTGTCATGGGTCTTTCTGTTGTTGGAATCCCGGTTGGTAAACTCCCGGATCAGATCCTGATTTTTGGGAGGGTCGGGTGTATGTAGTTCATTTGATAGTTCATTGGATAGTTCTGTATACTTAGTTCCGGGTATCGTTTTGATACCCCCTGAGGTATCATTCTGATACCCCTTAGGTATTGATTTGATACCCCCCGGGTATTGTTTTGATACCTCCCCCGGTATCAGGTTGATACCCTCCTTGATCTTGTATCTGTTCGTGGTGCCATCTGATTTGAGTTTGGTGATGTACTTGAAGGTGATCAGGTTCTTGATGGCCTGGGAAACATTCGGGGGATGGATCCCTGTGAGTTCCGAGATCCGTTTCCGGGAGGGCCAGCATTCCTTGGTCTTTTTGTCTGCATGGGCAAAGAGAACGATGAGGACCTTGAGTTCTCGCTTGCCCAGTCTTTCGTCTTTAAGAAAATCGGTTTTCATCATGACCCTCATCGAAGATCCTCCAGGGTCCATCCTTCGGATTGCTTGAGGGTCTTCTTGGCATAGTAGGGAGAGAACCGGGCAGACTTCTCGTTGAGCATGTCCAGTTTCAACTGGGTCATGAGCCAGAGGGCCTCTTTTTCGATGGCATTCCGGTCCATGTTTGAGGGCCACCTGCGGAGTTTCATGCTTGCCAGGTAGTTCTGAATCCACTTGAGTTCAGGAACCCAGAGTGGGGTGGACCTTCGGATGAGGACCTGATGGAGGAAATCGATCTCGTCGGCAGTGGACCAGGACCGATTGGTGTCCTGGTTAGAATGCTTCACATTGTTGTGAGATCGAACGCTATCGAAATATTTATCCAAATCCATAGGAATCATGCCTCCTGGCAAAAAGTTTTAATTACGTCCGTTTAAGCCACCTTTTCTGCCACTTCAGGATCTTCTGTTCGCTTATTGAGATCAGATGCGCTCGGACTGGCCTCAGGATCTCCAGACTGGTACTCCCATTCCTGGATATCCTGGTTGAACCTCATGCCTACTGTGGAGTCATCCGCATAGTCTGCGGCAGCAGCAAGCCTGGTGTGTTCAATGCGGTCCCCCTCCATGGGCAACCTCTTCACCAGTCTCCTGATGCAGGTCTTCTTGGCCATCTCCTCCCTATGGTTCTTCCAGACCTCGGAGGATTTCTTGCCGATCTTCTCGATGAACTTGGTCACATCTGGCTCACTCATCACCTCGAAGTCAGTGGATCCTCCTGGCAGTTCCGCCACGGCATAGTAGGCCACCACGTCCCCCCGGTCCTTGGTGATGTCGATGTTGTGGATGAGCCTCCAAGAGGAACCCTGCTGGACTGAGAACTCATCATGCTCCCTCACCTCGGCTGCCCTGATGGATCTCACCAGACCAGACTGGAGGCAGAGCTTGATGAGGCCCCTGAATCCTGGGATGAGTTGGCAGGTTTTTCCGTAGGGAATCATGTATGCTAAACCCTGGACTGAGTTAGGAACTAAACCCATCTGACATGCCTCAGTCACGGCTCTTAGTATTGAGTCTTTGGTGCAGTCCAGAATTTTCGGGTTTTTACTCACTTCAGTCATCACCACCCTTTGAACATGTGATGGCTTGATGTGTTCAGGAAGAGCCATGGCAAACTGCTCTTCCATATTCTTTAAGTCGGTCCTTAGTTGCAGTTGATTCATCATAATTTTTTGGTTGAGAATTTTACTAATTTACACTTGGAACAAACATAGACGTGATGGAGCAGGGCGTTGTGTTCCATCAGTCTAAGGGCATGTCTGCATTTGTATTGAGGGTGCTTAGTATACAGTTCTTCTTTAGTCACTTAGATCCTCCTCACAGAATGGGCAGAATTCTTTGGTTTCGTCATATTCATAAAAATCATCTCCACAGTTTTTGCAGATTAGTCGGATGGCCCCGGTGTATTCTTCCGGGGTCATTAGTTTCCAGGCATCATAATTAATCATTTCTGCACTGGAAGGATCCGTTTCATGCGATTAAAAAACCTACTTTTCAGGGAAGGTTTTTCCATACTTCTTATGATATTTGCTATGTTAGTTTCCATATCTTGTCCTTGGTTTTGGGTGGTGCAGGGGAGATCGCTCGACCCCCCTGCTAAGGAGAAATGAACCATGATTCCTAGACCCCGGCCTGCTTGGCAGAAGTGCCTTCAGTTCTAGGGGTCACAGGAACTATGTCTTCGTACTTGGCCGGGTTACTTTCCGCCACCCTGGCCTGGGCGGATCTTCCGATTGAGATCAGGTGGACCCCTTCCTGTTTTTTTATAATCCTCCATGGATCGATGACCACAGAACCCTGAGGGAATCGGTAGTCCAGGAAGAGGTCATGGTTGGTACCGATGAAGAACACGGCACGTTTTTGAAGTGGGGGAGGTCCTTGATCAAGATGTGGATCAAAGACTGTCAGTTCTACATTATTGACCAGATTGGCGAGAAGGAGTGCAGGAGATCCAACTGTGAGGTTGGTTTCCTTCTTGAAGGTCATGCCCAGGATGATCGGATCCATTCCCGTCTTCCTGCATTGAAACATGAGAATATCGGCAAGCCACTGGGTCTGCCGTTCCCTCTGCTTCATGAGCGCATCATACCAGTCGAAGCTGAGGTTGACCTTCCGAGCGAGATAGCTCAGTGCAATGTTATCCCTTGGGTGACATCCGCCACCATCACCCATGCCACCCCTGAGATACTTGGGACTGATAAGTCTCTCATTAGCCATGCTCAAGGCATCCATCACGACATCGCAATCGACGTTCCTCAGCTTGTGGCAGACCTCCATGATGGTGTTGGCCATGGCGATCTTCCCGGTGATGAAGGTGTTATAGGAGACCTTGATCATCTCTGCCTCCTCCACAGTGCATTTAAACACCGGCTTTTCATGCAGGGTCTCATAGAACTTATCCACCTCCTCGGCTGCCTCAGGATCATCTACACCAAGGAGAACGAACTCTGGCTCCATGAAGTCTCGGATGGTCGTACCCATGGCAATGAAAAATGGGTTGTAGCAGAGGCGGACATGCTCATTGAGCAGAGGGCGGATCTCCCGGTCTATGGTCCCAGGAAGAACAGTGGAGATAATCACCACAATCTTGGGCTCGGTGATATGCTTCACCAATGAGGAGATCCCCTCTCTCAGATAGCTATAATCAAAGTCAACTCTAGTCTCCGGGAGTCTGGTCACTCCCTCATAGAGAGGATCATGTGGGGTCTGGATTGCGACGAAAATGATGTCGGATTGCTGGGCCAGGTCCTGGACTGAAACCAGCGAAGCCTTGGTTTTTTCCAGGAGGGCCTCTGCCCCTTCCTCACGATAGGGCAGTTTCCTTGTCTTAAGTATCTCACCAACGGATGGGTCAGGATCCGTTCCGATGACTTTGTACCCCTTAGCCTCCATGGCCATAAGACAGGGGAGTCCCAGTTTCCCCATGCCCAGCATTCCGACTGTTTTCATTCGTTGTCCTTTATAAATTGATTAAGTTTCTCTGCATCCTTTTTTCTCTCCTCTGCTTTCTCCGCATAAATGTTTTGCGGCTTATCCAATCGATGTCTCTCCAATCTTTCTTGATGCGTCCGGTCCCAGAAATGCTTCCCTGCCAGAGGGTGCATGTGTTCAATCAGCAGATCCCTTAGGAAGATTTTCCGCCCGATCATGTCTGCGACCTCGTTTAACCAGGTGTCATTGAAGTCACTTGAGAAATAGGGGGGCACAAAATATCCGACTGTCTCGACCCAGTTCCGGTGGAGAAATCCATGGGTCAGGAAATTTTTCTCCGGGGCATGAAAACCATCCTGGCCTCCAACAAATAGAATCTTGTCTTTAGATTGGCGGAACTGGAGACGGACCATCTCATCCCAGTTTTGAGTTTTAAAAATCAGGTCATCTCCTGCATGAAAAAAGATTTGTCCTGATGCCTTCTCATAGGCCTTGTTCCATGCTTGGGAGAGTTTGCACCTGGGAGCAATGACGGCATCCACATCTGCGATCAGTTTCAGTTTTTCATGCTGATCGATGGAGTCCTGGTCATCGTCATCGATGTAGAAGATGAACTCATAGTTATTCCACTCAGAGTTCTCGATAGCAGACTGAACCAATCTCTCCATGAACTCAGGCCTGCCCCTGGTCGGGCAGAGGATGCTGATCAGTTCACTCATAGAATGCCCACTGAGGAAGTCGGACCTCGAAGATCCGGGTATCATATCCCATGCGCCTCTCATGCTTTGGTTGCTTCAGCCAAGAGTGATATTTCTCCAGTTTGTCCTGGACCCAATCCCGGCAATGCTGAAGTGAATCTGCATCCAAGGAATAGATTCCGATCAAGTGAGGAGGTTCCTTCTCGATGGCTACAATTATTGGGGCAAACCATTCTCCGGTGATCTCCTTCAGTCCTCTCTGGTAGAAGGCCATCTGCTTGCCGTATCCATATTTGGCCACGTCCTTGGGAAAGGCCTTTGGGGAGGCATCCGTTGTGGTCTTGAGATCCACAAAGATTTTTCTTCCAGGTTGGAAAACATCCATGCGGATCTTCATCGCAAGCCAGTCCTCACCAAACTGCTCGGACCAGTATGCGGAACATTCTCGATGGCCTTCCATCAGGAGAGACTTTGCTTTCTTGTGGGCCTTGACAACATCCCTCATCCCCTGAATTTTTTCTGCTTCAGGCCTGAGCAGGATGGTCTTGTCAGTTTCCTGAACTGCCTCCTTATAGGCCTTGGTGTTCCTTGAACTCACGTCCAAGACCTCAAAACCTTTGGTAAACTTGTCATGGCCTTCTAAGACCAGGGCATGGGCACCACGTCCAAAGGCATAGGCAGGGGAATCTTGATCCTCCTGCTCCGCCTTGATCGGTGCCTCCTCCCACTTTTTTAACTTGGAATAATTCAGTGCTTTCTGCCTGCGATAGGTCTGGAAAGTATGTCTTTTGACAATCCTTTTTTTTCTTCTTAGAATCATATTTCTTGTCCTTTACCCGGTCGGTTGATTTGCGATCTTTGGCCGGGTTTCAAAATGGGATTTCATCAGCAGGTGCTCCTGCTACTCTTGGTTTCTCCTGAACTTTATCCACTTCCATGGTTGGTCCTGATGGGGACTGGTAGACCTTGCCATGCTCCACAGGGGTGGCATTAGAGATCACTTCCACAAATGCCCCGTTTAATTCATTAAAGACTCTTCTTTGCCTTCCATCAGTGGGAACCCATTCTCTTCCTTTGAGATAT